TTTACTCCAAACTTCTCTAGCTGATACTTTGAATGAGATTCAAGGACTTAATGCAGTTCAGGATAATATTAAAACGGTTTTAGAGAATAGAGCAAATGGTCTTGATGCCGAGCCTGAACTTGACACATCATGGATTGTTTCTGACCCTCTTCTGGAAGATATGGCAGCAAGGTACGAGGAGTTTGTAAAGAATAATATCATACTTCCCTTTGAAGAAAATCAAGCCTTCCTAGAACAATTTTCATTAGACTCTCAAGCAGTTACAGGAGGGGAAGCTCCTTTATTCGATTTGGAGTATGGACCTCCGGTATCTACAAAAGGACAATTTGTTCTTTCTGAGGATGGATTATACTACGACTCAAGAAAGGGTGGTATCCCAGAAGTATCGGGATTTGCCGCAGCTTCTTCAACTTGGAATCTTGATTATGCCCCAAATATTGGGGGTAAAGGGCAGCACTACGGTGCGGAGGATTTTGAGGAATTAACTAATACGATTTTCAGTACGGATTACCAAGTTACAAATAAAACTATTAAGGCTTTGTTCGATGTTGATGACGTGATTGCCACTTTTGAGGGGGATAAAAGTCGTCACATCGGGTTAGTATCTGGTCAGATTGAGGAACTTAGGGATAACGATGAAACTGCTCTGGCAAATAGTTATTTTGGAAGCATTGCTGCAATCGCGGCTGCCTACGATAAAAAGATAAGAAAAAGAAAAAAACAACTTGAATTGGTTGGAGCTTTTGGGGCACATCAGTTTCAGCTAACTGATGCGTTCGGAAATGCTACTTTTGGGAGTGACGTTTTTTCCACAGGACTTGGAGAAAATATTGTTGTTCAAAAAACAGGAACACTCGATAACGTAACATACGAAGTTATAGACCGTATCCCTATTAATGATTTTTCGTTTCTAAAGGGCTCTGGGCAAAATGTGTCGCTGGATACTCAAAGAGACTTAATTATTGTTTCAGAAGATTTACAGGATAGCATACTTCCAATCCGCCCAACGTTTCATATTACGCAGGCTCAACCTTTCTCTGTACTGAATCATTTCGAAATTGAAAGTATTGCACCTAATGATTTCCTTTCTGTACAAAGCGCTTCTGGAGGTACAGGTCCTTCTGGAACTGGAAGTTTTATTAAAACACTTAATGACTCGATTACTAGAGAGGGGTTAATTGTAAACTATAACTTCATCAAGCCTCATGTATGTGATGCTAGCGCCGACCCAACTTTCGCAGCCAACTTGGATAACCTCGCACCAGATTACTACGGCTTCTTAGAAGGGCAGTTAGTAGGGTCTAGTATAGATTATGTTTTCCCATCCGGTGTTTCTATACCAAGGTTACAAGGTGCTGCCTACAATCCGAGTGGTTTAGATAAGCCTGCCTCTGGAGGGTCTTATGTTAGAATTCCAAATAACAATAATGCATTAAATGCGCTAACACTTAATACACAACTTAATAAGGAAACAAATCTTGATGGAGGATTTTCTTTTGATTTTTGGGTACACGTTCCTGATTTAAGTTCCATGACTGATGTCCATCGGTACAAGATTGTTCTTGCAAATGAGAACAGTGGAGGTGATGTTATTAGTTCACCAGCAGGAACATTGGGAGGCTCTCAAACATTTACTAACGCAAAACGTACTATATCTACAGGAACTCAAACTAAAACTACTGATTTCTCAAAAGTTCATGGAATGATTATGGGGTGGCGGGATAGAGGTGGGAGCACAGCTCCGAGTGGTGTAGAATTTTTCGTTGCACCAACCGTGTCCAACAATGAGAACACAGGTAGATTCGGACATTCAGTGTGTATAGCAGAGTCCTCAGACTCTGATACCCCGGACCCAACCAATGTTACCGAGCTAGGTCTTTATATTCCATCTTCGACTGTGACGACTACCAACACTCGGAATGTGTTGGATTGTAGTGGTCAGTTTTGTCACTATTCTGTAGTTTTTAATTATGTATCTAATTCTGTCACGGTCTATTTGGATGGGGAATCTTTGGCGTCCACTGCCTTAAATACTTCTTTTGATGTCCCTACTGGGGAATCATTAAACATTCCCAGTCTAACAAAACAATTACCACCAACAACCTCGACTCAAATTTATGAGGCAAGTTATAATCCTGGACTTAGGTATGGACCGCGTGTTGGTTTAGATTCTGAGTTAGGCACAAAATTTACACCGTGGATTATAGGTGGAGGCTTTACTGACTCAATATCTCAATGTATGGTAAACCAGCAGGGAGTTGCAATTCCTGGAAACGACCCAGGATTTTTAGGGTACAATACAAATGATACTTATCATATAAGTACCTATACCGGAAATGGCTTAATAGGGCAGCATGCGTATTCTAATACGGCTATTCCTTCTGATGCACTTTCCATCGGCGGCAACATTGCCCGCGCTCAAAGTGGTTTGGACGGATTTGTGGGAAGTTTTAAGATATACCGAAAAGCCCTAACTACTAAAGAGGTCACTGATAATTATGACGCTCAACAAGCATACTTTAAAAATATCTCAGTATAATGCCATTTAGCGAAAGAGTAGAATACATTACAACATCGAGAATACCTTCGATGAAAGGTGTCGCGTTCCCTGTAGTACTTGGAGCAGGTGGATTTTTTACTCGGACTGATGGAATGGAAACTATTTTAGGAGGACTCAAACAATTACTTTTAACTAATCGTGGAGAGCGTGTCATGAGACCTGATTTCGGTACAAGTCTTCGTAAAGCTTGTTTTCAACAGGCTGATAAGGATTTGGAAAACTCACTAAAACATGAAATTGATTCGGTTATTGCTAGGTATGAGCCTAGGGTTTATTTGAAAAACTTAAAAATCTCTGTTGATGAATCAATTGGAAATGTAGATTATAACAGAGTTTTAATAACTTGTTTGATAGCATTGAAGGGTGATACCCTACGAGAACGTATTTTGGAGATTATAGTATAATGGCAACTCTTGAAGGTCTTTATAACACTAGCGCTTTTGATGGCACTGTTGCTAGTGATTTCTTAAAATTAGGAGTTATTCCTGATAATTTAAAAGCTGATTTAATTGATTATTCAGTTGCAGATTTTGATGATTATAGGTTCGCTTTAACAAACTATCTTAAAGCAGTTTACCCTTTGGATTACAATAACTTTGCAGAATCTGACTTGGGAATGATGATGCTTGAAATGTTTTCATATCTTGCGGCTACGTTGTCACTGAAAGCCGATATGATTGCAAATGAAATGTTTCTACCAACTGTAAAGACTAATACCAATTTAAGGAAGTTGTTACAGTTAATTGGCGTATCAATGAAGGGTCCTACTAGTAGTAGAGCTACTGCTCTAATTACATCTCCAAATGCTTTGGATGAGGCGGACGACACACTAACTATTTATTTTGAAAATAGAACATTTGCAGTTCCAAGTAATAAAGACAGTGCACCTCTAAGTTATACAATTTACGAGTACAACACTGCTACTGGAAAAATTGATTTGGGTGCTAGGGATATAACTCTCGAAGACACTGACACATTGGGGTCTGCTAAGTTACAGTTTAATAATGTTATCCTTTTAGAAGGGGAAATAAAGGAGTCTACCGGAACTTTCTCTGACACGGATGTAACCAAAACTATAGCTGTAAATGATAGCGGAATTGTTGAAGGTAGCATGATTGTTTCAGCTGATGATGGTACCATCTATCACGAGATAGAAAATCTTTACCTAGCTTCTGGAGGAACTCATTCAGTATTCCAAAAAGTGTATGATTCTAATTTTGCAGCAACCTTAATTTTCGGGGATGGTGCCAGAGGGAAAGCACCAGCCGCTAATGTAGGATACCGAGTCATGTATCGGACTGGAGGAGGTGAGAGGGGAAATATTCCTAGTAATTATATTAACGTAAGTTTTCCAGCGACTCACAGCGATGACGGTGTAATATCTGTAGCTGTTCAAAATCTAACTATGGCTACAGGAGGTGCTAATGCAGAAACATTATCGCACGCGAAGCGTTACGCTCCGTATTCTTTTAAAACTCAGTATCGTGCAGTTACTGGGGAAGACTATACTGCTTGGGTTAATTCTTTTGTTTCTACCGCAGGACAAACAGGAAAAGGAATTGCCAGCTTGAGAGATTCTGGTGCCGGTGCAAATATGATTGATATTTTTGTTGTTAGTAAAGCTTCAGATAGGCAATTAGAGAGAGCGCCTATTGTGTATAAGCAGGAGCTATTATCAAAGCTAAACTCTGTTAAAATGTTAACGGATGAAATTACTATTGTTGATGGCTTAGTTAGAACTCTTGATTTAGTTGTAACAATATACATTGATAAGGCTGCTGCAAAGGTGGAGGAAGATATTAAGCGGAAAGCTGGAGATAAAATGCTTTCATATTTTCATGTGGATAATAGAGAGTTTGGGGAACGATTTGAGCTTGCGAAATTAAATAGAGCCCTATTCACTATTCCGGAAATTAGATTTTCTAAAGTGGATAATTTAACCGAAGATATTAAATTAAATTTTAATGAAATTCTACAATTGAATAATATAGAAATAAATGTTGAGCTTGTGTAATGGCAAAGTCAGGTATAGGTAACGTCGGAACGTCCAGAACTAGATTTCAACACAACTACATTGAGACTTTTAAAACAGTTACTCCGGAGTTGTATCTTGATAGTGATGTTTCCATTTACGGTACCGAAAACCAAGTACTTTATGAAGTTTTAGGAAAAATTCTTAAAGTAGCGAATGACCTTCCTAATATTCTCCCTGTGAGTGGGGAGGCTCCATCTTCTCTTCGGCTGAAGATGTTACACAGAGGTCCGTCTACTGAAATTAAACCCTACGAGGTAGAGTACAAACTTTTAAGACCCTTAAATAAAAGGTTTAAGGATTTTAAATCAATTGATTCTTTTCGGAATTTTGTTTCTGGAACACTGTTACCGAACTTTGAATTAAACCAAATTTCAGATACGTTCCTACAAGGATTTTCTGGGCAAGTATCCTCTGTTACAACTAGGAAGGGAGCTCATGATTATTTTATGTCCAATATGCCGTGGGTGTATATGCTCAACACCTCTGCTGGTGGACATCCACCTACTAATGTTGCTACTATTGGTTCACTAGATGCGGTAACCGCACCGTCCTCTATTGTTAGAGATATGCTCGTTAGTGGGTCTTACCTTGGAAAGACTTTAACTCCCAAGGATGGAGTTCAAGGACTCTTTGAGTATATTTGGAAGAATAGGGATTATCCGTATATTTTCTCCGGTATAGGTCCATCCTATAACCGTCCGGCAAGTTATATTCCGGGGGATTTTAATACCGCCGCTTCTGCTGCAGGACTAGGCTCATCAGGTCTCTCATCTCTCACTTACGCATCAGGGACTCAGCTGCTAGATGGGTTAAAGACTCTTCTTGGTGTGTGGTATAATACCAAGGATGATGGGTCCTCAGAACTTAAGGATGCATTTGATTTGTTCTTTGGAGGTTCTAACGCACCACAAAAGATTGAGTCGGCTGGGCCCTTCTTTAAATATTTACAAGCTATTAGTTTCGGTTTTTATGATGTTAATTCTGTAGTTGAGGATTTAGACGCACTAATTGATATTGAGCATTGTCCTCCTGAGTTCCTGTCGTATCTTGGTTCTTTAATTGGGTGGAAGTTCCTAACTTCGGATGTTGAAAGGTGGAGAGCTCAATTAAGGAAAGCGGTCTTTTTGTACAAATCAAAAGGGACCAGGCAAGCGCTACAAGACGCTATGGGTCTTATTTTTCCCGGAAATACATTCAATCCTATTGATAATTTAGTTGAGTGTTGGGAATCTTACTTGCCTCGCTTGGTGTACTATATGCTGGCTACCGAAGCTCCGGAGTTACAGGAGGCGCGCTACAATTCAACTATTGGAACTGCTTTAGGAGTTACAAATTATTCCGAAACAGACCACGCTAAAAATATTAAATTTCATGTGGATTCTATCCTTGAACGAGTTCACAAGGATGTTCTCTCTCGAGGGAGAGATTTTATTGATGTTAATGGAAAGCCCTTTTCCTTATCCTCGTGGGACAAAAACGACCCCGATTTCCCAGGATTTATGCACAGAGGTGCAATTGTAAAGATTCCACCTTGGGAAGATGAGCGTTTTTACCGCACTTCAAAGATTGATACACACTCTTTATCGTCTTTATCTTCAATTCTTGTTAATCGTTCAGATTCTTCTGGGTATCAGATTCCCCCAGCTAGGGTTACCGAGTTTGCCAATTATGTGGAATCATCTTCTGTAAATTCAACTCTTTTAGGTGGTACAAATAACAAGTTTAGATTCTTTACTTCCTCTATGAGCACTGCCCCGAACTGGGCAGGAATTATTGCCAGTGGGCATGATTTAGGTATGAGTCTGGCAGATAGTTGGAACTCGAAATCTTCTACGGTAATCTCAGAAACCCACTTGTCCTCTTTAGGGTATGCATATAATGACCTTTTGTATGACAAGGATTCGGTCATGGATGGTATCGCAGATATCTTTAGGCAGTTTTCCCCATTCCACGTACAAGTAAAACTTGTTACCAAAGAGGAGCACCTGGACTATATTGACCATCCATATGACGTAGGTATTTGCTATTTTGCTCCAATGGAGCCTGTAGATGTTGATACGAGTGGAACGACATCTAACTTTGTAACCAGTGGCGTAGAACTCGTTGGAGCACTTTCTGCTGGTACAAATTATCGTAGAGGTAAGTGGACTCCAGCCGAATTGTTTAGAAGCGGAGAGAGAGGTTGCTGGTATGATTTTACAGACCCCGCTACCTGCAAGCAGGCTGACGGTTATGGGCAATGTATTCCAGACTCTGACGTTTCAGGAGAGGTTTATTACATTATTGATAAGTCTCCTAATCACAACAATAGCGCTTCCGCCACGAGGTGCTTTTTGACCGCCGCGTCTGCAGATGAAGGACATACTGCTTTGCAGTTATCCGGTCAGAGCTTTTTTGACGTTGGGCATCTAGGAGGCACCGCAGGAGCTAAACCTGGATTATCCTCTATTGTTCTGAGCTTGAACGGTTCGTCTATGACTGACGATTCGTGGGCAAACGTACAATATCTGATAGATGCAAGGAACGCTGTATCCTATAATACGCATACTTATGGCGCATATTGGATTGCAAAGTATCTTGACGATGAGCAAAACATCAGTGGTTTTTCCTCTATTCTACAATCTCCGACCCCGATGGATGATGCTTACCCACACACATCGGCTACAAGTCCACCCACCAAACCATCAGCGTCCGGAGTAGGACCTTGCAATATTTTGAGTGCGCTGAACAATACTCATGTCCCTACAGGTACTTCCGCGTGTGGTAGGGTAACCTTGATGATGGATATTAAGGAAGAGGTTCTTGAGATGGACACTTTTAGAGTTGGGTCGAGGTACACTGCTACATACGCTTCTCCCACCCACGGGATTCCCGCAGCCAATGTCTATCACGTAATTGCGCTCGATAGATTGCTCACAGCATCAGAACAAAAATCCCTTAGAGAGTTCTTAGATAACGAAGCTTATCGAACAGTTAAGAGGTCTGATATTCCAAGGCTATCTGCTAGGAGGCGAAACTTTAAATATCAATTACCGTTGATTCCGTATAGGAGAGATGGTAGAAGCATGCCTATCCCAAGGGTTCAATTTTCAGCCTCTGCTCTTCATAAAAATAGTAAACAACTTTCGAGTATTATTAACACTGATGAATTTTTGCCATTAGGATATAATTATTCAGCCGGGTCTTTTGTAGCTGTGGACAGTGTGTATTCAGGAGTTTATGACGCATCTAATGATTTGGCTGCCTCTACAATCCCTGGGCGTGATGGTAAAATAGAGGTGAGCTCCACTTTCCTAGGTGTTCCTGTATCTTCAACCTTTCCGTGTCGAGGGATTAGGGAGGAAGCATCTGGGTGTACACCAACTATTACAAGAGATACACTAACTGGAGGGAGAGAAAGTCTCTTGAGAGGTTTAGTTGTTGGAGGTCATAGCTACGATGAAGATTCCATTAGAGGGAAATCAACTCTAGGAGTCTCACATGCGTATAATGAATACAAAAAGTATTTCCATCGCAAGATGAGAGACCAGAAGTATGGTCAAGATGCTTCTGGAAGGGTATTCAGGATGGAGAATGACCCGGGAGATAACTTTCTTGCTCATGCCAAGGGCGTTATAAACTACAACAGCAATTTTGGTGCAGCCGGATATTTGGCAACTGGGGAAAGGAATGGACACCCTTTGATTCCTAGGTATAGGAACCATGGGAGTATGACGGCGTATGGGGGGCATGATGTTTCTGCATACCCACAAACTAGAGCTGTGTTCACCTCAAGAATTCCGACAGAAGAACCTAAGTTTACTTACCAATCAACCGCTGGGAGTAGTGTGACTCTCGACAAGACTTATGATTGGGTTTGGTATCGCGTAGGCACTGTCAGCCCACCGGAAAAATATCCTGAAGCTGGCGCTGGCTACGGTCCCACTATTTGTGGCACGAAGATGCTCGCGTCGGGTGTTCTGTTTTCCTACCTAAATTACACAGCCAGCCCCGCCTACCAATCTGTAATGGTCTATAACTACCCGGGCTCTCCCTATAATGCTGATGGGTGGCATGATGGAGGTAGTGTCACTATGTTCAATCCTAGTACATCAAACGCTCATAGAACCAAATATAGCCCTCAGCTCACTTGGACATTTGGTAAGAATGAAGATTTGACGCAAAATGGAGATTTTAGGTACACCAGGACGAAGGCAGATGGTACTGGATATCATCCCGAGTACGAACCAAGTGGAACTCCGGCATCGTCAATTCAAGGTCTTCGCCTTGTCGCACCCCAAGGTCACGGGGGAGGCAACAATGGCACCGCAGGGTCCACCAATGCCCATAAAGAGTGCAGAATTGCTGTAAGTGCCATAAACCCCTTAGATAGATATTCGCAAAGAGTCTTATGTATGACCACATCAGGTGAAGGGACATTGCCTGCAGTTGACGGAATCTCCGCCGAATGGAACCTGGGCCTTGCGGGAGGCTCAACTTATGCGCTGCGTAGATTTATTCCCGGGGAAACTTATCAAGTCGAGATGGAAGTTGCTACAGATAACGCGAATTCTCCAGGAGTTAGACTTGACCTGAGGAATTATGGTATGGAGCATCCTACCTCTACTTCCAAAGAAGGCTATTATTACGCTTACTGCCCGGATGGTGAGTCTGCTATGGAACATTTTGGGTATCAAGCGAGCGCACCTTATTACGACCCATCCTCGCAATCTCTAGTATATTTCAATGGTTGGAATCCTGAGTTAAGTGGGGGATGGACAAGGAGTGGTGACCACCAACACCCTGATGGTGGTGGTAATTATCCTGTGAATGCTCTGCGCAAATTCGTATGCACTCCAGGTCCAAACGGAGAATTTAGAAAATCCGTAGTTAGATTTAAGTTTATGGCTGACCGACAGGCACATGATTGGGGTAATGGTCCAGAGGTTAAAGAGTGTGATGCAGGTGAGATACTTTATTTTTATGCATATCCTACTGGTACATTTGATGGGGATACCTCTTCATTTAGTACTACTGATACAATGGTGACCACAAAAATTAGAAGTTGGAAGGTTAAGCGAGTTTCCGACCCTGACTGTAATTTACTTATTCCCGACCATGATTATAGCATTAAAGTTAGAGCTAGATGTGGGGATGGGGATGAGGCTATAGGCATAAGGGTTAATACTAGACCACATGGTTGGATGGCGCAAACAGAAGCTGCATCAGGTTGTGATAACTATAGAAGTGCTTGGTCCACTTCTTATACTGACACTTGGATGCGTAATAATAATTATCCTTATGGGGATGTTTTCAATTTCAGTTCTAATAGTTGGCAGGAAACTTACACTCCCTCAGTTTGCAGAGCGTTTGGCAATAATGCTTACGATAAGACTATTCAAATGCCAAATGAAGCGAAACATGCTAACCGAGAGAGATGGCACAGATTGCCTGTCAGCAGTTTTGATTTAGAAATGAAGGATGATGGGCAGGGGAATATGGTGCCTACAGGATGGTACACCAAAACCTTTAATTTCCATACTAGAAATGATATGTCTGATTACAATCCAAATTTACCTAGAAATTTATTCAGACAAGGTAAGCCTCTCCACTGCGACGAATCAACTTATCATGTATCTGTTGCTATGTTGAGCGAAACCCAAACAGGATATGTTACGGTGGATTCTGTCGAGGTACGAGATGAAACATATCAAAAAACTTTTAAAAATTACAAAAAAGAAGATATAAACCACCTCTTCACTTTCTTTGATGGTCTAGAAACAGGAAGTTTATCCCGCAATGCTACCCACTCTTCTGGACATCACAGTGTTAGTGGTGGCTCTCGGGACGTTTATTTAGAGAACTATGGAAATACTAGATATGGACAGTACAATTCTTCTGGAATTGCAAACACTTCGGGTGTTAGTTACCCGGTATATGACGATTAATGTTAGGTAAAGTAGAAGTATTCAGAATTGGTGTTGACGGTAAACAGCTGATTGCCGAAGAAGACAATATGATTGTAGATGGCATGAAGCATCACATGGCTGATGTATTCTCGTTGCCTCCCATTCCTTCAAGCACTAATTTTACCAATACCTCGTCCACAGTCAGGGATAAGAGAAATTTTAATGCCCAAGCAATGACACTAGGACCAGCGAAGGATTCTTTTTCTATGTTTAACAGTAGTTGGTATCCAAGTGGGGTAGCGAATCTTTCAGCTGATGCAAGCTCCAGATTTACTGAGCTTCCTATAGGTCCAAATATAGATTTTGATGCGTATGCAAAAAATGCGATACGACGTTTTGTAGACAACCGATATACTATACGAATAAAAGACCCTGAGCTCAGGACGGTAGGAGAATTAGACTCACCGTGGTTTTTCTCCTCAGAAGGTGCTGCAACAGCACAAGTTATTGATGATGGGTTCGAAGTAATTTGCAAGAATCCGCAAGATACAGTTAGTTTATTTCAAGACATAACGCCCAAGCAGCATAGGCGATACACCATAAAAACTAGAAGTCGTGGTAGTATGAATACTATGCGTATAGTTCTTTTGCGTATTAGCCCAACAACTGAAGAAATAAATTCTTATAATTTTGAAACTGGAGGGTGGAATGTTGGTAGTACTCATTCTTTTGTAGAGCACGGAATTGGTAATAGATTTTCTGCTAGAAAGGAAACAACTTTTAGGCTTCCGGATTTTGAAAGGGATGTTTTGGTAGGCTTAAGTAAATACAAATACCGTCTGCAAATAGACCTTCCATATAATAACCCTGGTGGGATAGCTGGAAGTACTGTTCTTGAGCGAGTTGAAATTTTAGATGAGGAAAATGAAATTGTACAGAATAGTAGATTTGATGACCGTGATTCGGTTCTTTACAATTCTAATTTTTCTTTTACCTCTCCTCCCCCTCCTACAGTGGTTAACACTGCAGAAGCGAATGCATTAGGAATGTTTGCGATTGATAATTGGAGTAGGACAAGTCCTCTTGATACTCGTCCGTACCCATCCCAAGACCTGTCTTCATATGGCAGTATCAGGACAATTGCATCAGGTGATTATTTTGCTGATGTGGCTCCGGGAAATTTTGTATCTTTGAAGGCCAGTGCAGACGGGGGCGTACAGCCAACTGATATCGGAGCAGCTTTTTTAGGCCAAACTGCATGGCTTCCGGAGACTTGCTTTAACCCAAAGTGGGTTGATGGGGATAATCTAAGCTGGGCTGGATTACCTCTTATTTCATTTTGGGCGTATGCTCCCAGCGCTTCCGTGTTAGGTACGGGTTTGAAAATTGTTCTTACTGAGGATGGTACTGGAAGAAGCTATAATTTTGTCTCTGACGATACTGGAAGAACTATGAACAGTTGGGATACTGAAGACAATCACTGGAAGGTTAACCCAGCTCAGCATGAAGGTTGGCAATTTTTCTCTAGATTTATCAATTTACCGAAAGACGCTGTGGGGAAGGAATTTACAGTTTCTATCTACGGGCTACCGAATGTTAATGGCGGATTTGGAGAGTACTATATTAGGTCTTTTACTTTTGGGCAAATTCCCGGATGGAAGTATGGGAATCAAAATGCAAGTTCAACAATTTCATTAGTTCATCAACATGTTGATTCCAGTTCACTTTCTGGGGTAGAAGAGAGGTTTCAACCAGATAATTATGAGAACACTAATGCATCGGCTGAATATGCAAGTTGCTCACTTTCTTCCGTGGCAGTGAATTTATCACAGCAACCTGTAAAATCACAAACGGGAATATACTCTTTATTTTATAATTCAATAATAGAACCCACCGCAGGTACTGGGGGTGTCACAACCGATGAAGAGATAAACTGTCTAAACCAGCCAATTCATGGATTGGACCCAGACAAAGCTTATTTTGTGCGAACTATTTCTCGCCCCGCAGCCATGCCTGATGGCTATGTGGCGACATTTCACACCCCTGAACTTAGATTTAGTAGGGAAGATTTTGATAATGGAAGTTGGGAGGATTGGGAGTTTGCTGGAGAACCTGGACTATCTGCGTTTAATTCGTGGGCTTCTCCAACCCGTCGTGATGCACCAGGAGAAGTAATAAACTACAAAACAGCGCACCCGAAAGACCGATGCGTTTATTTAGGGTCTTCTGTTGGTCCTAACCTGCTTCTTAATTCCAATTTTGGTGCATCTTCTTTCTGGAGATGTCACGTTAACTTGTATGGAACCCGCCGCGATGAGGAGCATATCTCATTTCCGGGGGAAGCAGGAGGTTGGTCGATTGATACCACTAATAACCGTGCGCAGCATCGACCCGACCATGTTAGGTCTGACCGCGCTGGTATGCAACAGGATTTGGTTCAGGATGGTGTGTGGGATGATAGAGAGTCTCACTATATTTCATATTCTCTAGAGGATAATACAAACGAGGGAGGGTTATGGTTTAATACCAAGGGTGCTGGTGGTACACCTACAAATTACTATGGTGGGACTTCTATCTCTAGTTTCGAGAATGTTATTCCTCCTTTTAAGGGGAATGAGAAGAATAGATTTTCAATATCTTGTGACGAACACTTTAATGGTAAAGTATCTAATCTTCAACTTAAGGAATACAAAAGCCCAGCGACCTTTGGAGCGTTTAGGGGTCTTCCAGGCCAAACATACACATTGTCGTTCGAGGTATATCGAGAAGAGTGGAATTCTGGGGATTTAACAGATGCAAGTATTGAGATTCAGCATTATGCACAATGGGGAGCCCACGAGGAGGAGTGGAGAAATTTTGATTTTGAAACTAATGGATGGACTAATTGGAACAGTAACAAAGATGATGTAGATGATTTCAGACAAAAATCCATAGGCGCTACTGATGCAGGAGATACTGGACAATGGGTTACTGAAACAGTTACGGTCACACTTCCACCAGACGACGGTGAAAGCGTCCACATACCAAACGCGGGGCCCTACGCCGGAACTGCCCAGATTCACGTTCGAATGAATGGTGCTGCAAGAGTATTAAATGACCAAGGAACTTCGTGGGTTATTGATGACCAAACACAGACGGCGAAAACTTACATTCGTAATTTTTCCTTGAAGGGTTCCCGTGGATTCCGTTTACCGGATAATTCAGAGAAACATTATAGTTTACCACATCCTGAGTTTACTAATGACGGGTCTTATAGGCATCAAAATTATTATTTTCCTCCGGATGCGACTGATAGGTACGGAGAGCCCGCGCTAAAATGGCATCCGAGGTATGACTCGTACTGGCGCTTCTCGAGATATAGAGACCAGCAACAAAAAATCAATAAGTGGAGTGAAGCTATAGTAGGTCCTATTGCTGGGATGAATGAGGCAGCTCACCATCCAAATACTCTTTACAATATGTCATTAATGGGTGGCGGAAGTAACCACAAACCTTGTTTGCTTGATGCATATCAGTTGGTTGATGCTTCCATGCCACTGTATGATGGTGACAAGGAAGTTCTTGGTAGTGATTATATTACCAGCGAAAAGAATTATAGTGGTGACGCTTATGATTGGACAAATGGGTGGCATGTGTCTTATGCTGACGTCACTAAAACTCATCGAGATGTTGCTGTAAGTTCTAGTCCTAGTGGGGCAGTTATCGAGATTCGACCTAATGGGGGTGCATACCATTTCGATTCTGAGGCGAAGGTTTCTTTAAGAACCACTCAAGAAGGCTATTGGAATCCGCAATCGCAGATGGAAAAGTACGGTTTTGGAGATACATCAGCATTTACAGTAGAAACTTGGATAAAGCCACAGCTAGATGTGTGTGCTACCTATAGTAATCACGGTAACGGGATTATATATCTCTACAACAACGACGGCGCCGACTCCAGGTCTGGTTGGGGGTTGGATATGCGGCAGTTCGCACCCAATGATGGGTCAGACACCAGATACCACTGTATAAGGTTTAGGGTTATGAATAAAGTTGACCAATTCCCAGCACCTTGGGTTGAAAATTCTATAACCAGTATAANNACAGNTGGAACATTTTCGGCAATGGATAATGAGTGGTCTCATATTGCAGCTGTTGTTGATGGTCCCAATAATAAAGTAGAACTTTACTGTAATGGAGTTTCTGCGGCTGGTTCAGCTCTGCATGACTATAGTGGGTATCACACCAACACACTGGAGATTGGTAGAAACACATTAAATGATATACATTTTAATGGGGATATCAGCGAGACTAGAATATACAAAGCTGCTCTCGCCTCTTCAGTTATTGCTGGTCATTATAATAGTGGACGAGGTTCGTATGGAGAATGGGATGAAGAGGATTTGGCAGTAGGATGGCACTTAGATACCTCCTCCAATGGTTATCATAATAATACTGGCACGGACCAACCAACCGATGTTTCATTTTCTGCTTACACCCCTGGGCATGAACCCTTATTTCCATATTCTCGCATGGGTGCTGACCCTGGGCAGGGGGGAAATACGTCTCAAGAAAACCGAGACATTGCCCGTCATGCTTTGTGTTATTTGACAAGCGGGTTTATTGACGATGTTGCAGACCCTATTTTGTATTATGTTGCCAAGCAAGAGGATTTAAGTATAAAAACTGAAAGAGATATTGCGATAGGGTTTAATCATCTGTCGGAGGATATGTCTCGTCTTGAGTTGTATGTGCAGGTTAAAGCTGAGGATGGCAGAATTTGGTCGTGGGACCCATCATCGAATTCTTGGGCCAATAGACAGGAAAATTATGCAATTAAAGTTACGGCAACTTCTGGTACTTTGCATAGAGTATATTTGACTAGCAACCAAACGCGCATATCAGAGCAGGAATACTTCAGAAGTCCTTCTATTAAGGTTCCAAGAAAATTTGGAAAGAATTCTTTGTGGAAAATTGGAATCTCTCCCAAACTAAAAAATCAGCTACCTCACCAACATTCTAGGTGTTTGGTTAATAATGTTAGATTTTACGAAGTTTTGCCTCAGGATTTAAACGTTCCGGTGTTGCCGGAGTTTCCGAATCCAATGGATAAGTCGGTACAGTCTAAAGGAGATTCTACCGAACCGGATAGAGAAGGACATTATTTGAATTTCCTTTCTTATTCAAGTATTCTTGATATGAGCCAAAGCGAACTTGTTCGTCATGGTGCTTACTTACCTCCTAGTGGCATGGACCATCCAAGTTCATTCCCGTTCAGTGGGATTTATTTTGCCTCCTCCACTTTTGGTAATCCGGGGAGTACTCTTACTTCGGCAAATGATATGTCCGGATATCAATATGGAGAGATGACCAGAAGGCACATGATTTCTCCTCTAGGGTATATTATGAAGAACCCACTTCCTCCGGACGAGCAGTGTGTATATGATTCTAGTAATGGGTTTGTGGTATCTTCGACTGAATATATTACGAGTGCCAATCCAGATGGGTCATGTGTGTACCTAAGTTTAGGTTCTGATTTACTTAGTGGTATGGGACATTTCGAAGACGGACTTCACCCATCTAGTACGACTGGAAACATAACGGGGGCTTTCTATTCTCCAACAGGAAAATCCGGTTTGCTGGTCTCATCTGGTCCTTTTGGGCGTTATGGGAATTCTTTATGTGTGAGTACTAATGGAAATTCAACTACCTATTCAGGACCTGTTGTTTTTTGGCCTGCTGCACAGTACGAGAAATTTTTGGTTACTTTCTGGTATAAATCTATCGGAGGAACCACTTATGCAGATGGTGCAGGGGATGCAGCACTAAGATTTAGTTTTCGCGATAATAGTAATGCAGATACTACAACAGCAGAAAATTTTGATATTACAGAAAATGGAGAGTGGCATCACTTGAGTGGAATTCTTGATTGTAGTGGAGCTAGCACCGACAAAGGTAGGCTGACTCTCTACGTACACAGGGTAGGAACCGATGTTGCTGGAGATAAACTAATTGTCGACAACTTTAAAATTCAGAAAATTAATTTCAATGATACTTCTTCCACGTACAATGGAGAGAAGGAGGTTAAGTATGTTCTGACCATACCTTACAAGGATTACAGGTTCATGAAGCATTATCATGGCGGAATTGGGACAGTGGGCTTGTGGGGTTTAGATTATGAGAAATCTTCAAACAAGCTAGGTGATGCAAGTGCTGTTCCATATATTAGAAGTACTCAATATCCATCTCCTGTAAATAACCCCAAACTTTTGGCAAGAGCTCCTGGCTGCTGGGATGCGCAGAGACAGATGGACTTCTCTAAATCTTATACTGGCAAGTTTGGCAAATCTTCCATGACTTCTGGTGATACTGATTTTCCAGGGTATGGAGCTGGGGAAGCGGTTCCTGAGCATTACCGTAAATATGGTTATCCTTTTTTCTTAGACTCTAATCGTAGCACGACTCAACTGTGGATTAAGCATAATAGGGATACATCTTCCTTCCATAGAGATTTTGCGGTGGGTGGTGGGACAAGTATTTACGACTGGCAGTTCGGTGCTCGGTACACCAGGTATATCGATTTTGCATCTAGTGTGATAATGTCTTCTACGAATAATTCTAACACGACAACACACCACTGTAATGCCAAATTGGATTTTAGGAAGCCTACAGCTTCTGCAACTAGTCATGATGATTTTCTCGGTGTGTCAGCTATAATGACGAGATTCTGTGCCAGTGGGCAGGGATGGAGGCATACTAACCTTGCCTATCTTGCGGGACAGGGTGGCCTTTCCTCCACTCATGATTCTGGAGTGTCCGTCAGTAAAGATGGTTTCTACCTTCTAATGGCGAAGACGTACTCTAAAGATACAACTACGGGCGCTATTTCAGGCCCTCACCCTTCTGGGGGTAAGTTATATGTTTATTTGGGAGGTGGGGCCAATTATGCTTGGCGCGAGACTGGTCCGATGGATGACCCTGCTGACAGTAATCATGTCAATCTTAATGATGGAGCTTTTCATACTGTGTATGTTATAAAACCTGCGTTTAATGCCGCAATGCCTCACCCGGCTGGCGTACTTCCCGCCCCAAATCCCTTTGCGCCACGAGTCTGGATTGATGGCAAGGAGCGCAGATTAGAACAGGGAGGTTACGCAACCCAATTTACCAACAACTACTTATCTTATCATCTGTCAGGTCTTCAGGGTCCTGTTGCAATGTGGGATACTACGGGACTTCCCCTTAACTACATAGAAACACTTACAGCCCAAAATGGAAGGAGTTTAAATTGGTCTGGTCTTACGGATGCGTCAGGAGGTTCCACGATGTATCCCAAATATTTCTGGACTATGGGAAATACTATGGGCCCAGTTAGTGCTAACGGGAAACAAGACCATCCAAACTCACCTATGATTTATGATGTTATGGGTAATGCAGACCTTTGTATGGTTACTAGTGCAGGCGCAACAGCCCCAATGTCTTTCTCTTCTTATTCCTACACTACTCCGTATACCGGCGTACCGGATAATGGGGGGGTCGCTGGAGAGTCCCGCACTACTTTCCCTGTATTAAGGTACTTGAGATGTTATTCGGGTCGGGGGGGTAATTTGTATTATAACTGGACTAGTTCCCGGGGACCTTCAGAGTCTCCTATAATATCGCCGTGGCTTGCCATGGCTGGTGGCACCGCCTGGGATGCGCCAATATCGTGGGCTCCAAGGTACATGAATGCCAATCAGGTTAGTGCGGAGCCTGGTCAGGGAGGCAAAGTTCAATGCTCAGGTTTAATGATTCCTGATAGCTGGCAGCATGTGGTTTGGGTCAGTGACAAGCATCCAAGATGCCCAGTAACAGGAAGGGAAGATTTTGGTACGAACAGAAAAATATATATAAATGGGAAAAAAATAACTGATGACCTTATTCCCGAGGCGAGTCCTATAGATTGTTATGGTCCCCAAGGGTACAATAGTGTTGCCAGTAGTATTGGTTTTTATATGTGTGGACCCAACAGAAACAATCCGTCTAACGGATATGACCACCAAAGAGCGTGCTATAAACAGGTTGCTTCCTGGGACAAGGCACTAACAGATGATGAAGTTGAAAAATTATACAGTAATGGGTATGGTCTAGACCCAAGTTCCATTGAGCCTAGTTCGTTGAGACTGTGGTACCCGTTGGGAGCCTGTGAAGGGTCTGGGGATTTCTCTGCAGGCACGAACAATACTAGTAGAACTAATGCAATTAATAAGGCTGGTGCTGTTCATGCAGATGGTTCTGGGTATGGAACTTTTATACACTACAGTATAGATAATAATCTTAATACGGTAGAAGGCAGAGAATTTTTGGCTGACGTCATCAGAACAGACAGTCCTCGTCATAGTCAAACACCTCTATATAATTTTGCAGACTTAGATGAGCATCCGGAGTATCGATTACTAGCTAAAAAGGTATTCATGCCTGGAGGTTTGGAAATTCCGGATAATTCTGACCATAATGATTATATTCAAATCGAATGGACACTTAAATTCTAATGAGACAAAAACATTACCAAGAAACATTTAC